CTGCAACTTCAGTAGATAAATTGAGTTGTGCTTTTAACTCTTCGTTTTCTTTTTTCAAGGCTTCGATTTCGCTAAAGAAAGATTCTTTAGTTACTGATTCGATGATTTTCTTTGCAGTAGGTGCAGCGGGCTCTTGTGCCATTTCTTCTTCAGGCATTTTACCTGTTTCAACTTCGTCTTCAACTTCTACTTCTTCTTCAGCAGCAGCTTCACGAATTTCAGCAATTACACCTTCTTCGATTACTACAAGGATACGCATATCCTCCAACTCATACTCACCTACAGGAAGAGCAATGCGTTGTTCGTCTTCAGTTAGGATAAACACAGGTTGACCTGCTTCGAATACTTCTGCTTCAAGCATAGATACACCATCAGTAAGGCGCATAGTTTCCAACTTCACTTCCATTCCAAGAAGTGTGCGGACTTTGTTTAAGAGTGATTTTTCGTTCATTTGTTTTTATTTACCTATTGTTTTAACTGCATCAACAGCACCTTGAATAGCTGTATTAATTTCTTCTGCAAAAGCATAACCATCCATAAGTTGTTTCCAAGCGGGTAATTGCTTTACATCAACTCCTAAATCATTAGCTTGTTTAGTAATTGTAGTTTCTAATTTTCCTAACATATTAGTTATGGTTTTTGGATAATCTTTACCAACTAAAATGTCTTTATATGCAATATTTAATGCAGTTGCATTTTTTTGAACGGTTGCTCCAAGTCTTGAGTATTTAGGCACATTACTCGTTAGTGTCTTAACAATAGATGCAATCTCATCGGTTGTTGCTAATTCAACTTGATGTGAAGCAAGCTCCGTAGCCTCTTCTTTAAACAACTTGTTGTAGATAGATTTTTGTGTGTTCATATGTATATAACGTTTTATAGATTACTTGTTGCGTTTTTATCCGTTTTGACGTACTGTAGTTCTCACTCCGCTTACTATAGTTGTAGTCACTACATCAGCAGTTCCTTCCGTCTTTCCAATGCCTTGTGCCTCTAAACTTCCGTCACAACATTTTGTAGAGTATTTTCCGTTTGAACATAGGCAGCCTCTTCTTGCTCCTGCTCTTGGACTTGCCGTACTTGGTGTTTTGAATTTGCTCATAATTAACCTTTTATTTTTTGAACGTATCTTAAAATTTCAGTAAGACGAACTCCGTTTTTTTCCATCTCTTGAACTTCTTTACTACTATTAATTTCTTGCAATCCAATGCCAAGTTCTTTTGCAGTTTCTACAACTTTATCGTATTGTTTTGCGGTAGTCAACGCACCTCTATCAGCTTCAGCTAATTTAGCTCCTAATTCACTTGCGGATTTTTTTATAGCTTCGACCATTTTTTCCAATTGAGCAATGTTCTTATTATCTACGTTTATATTTGTTTTAAACGTGTCAAACATACCTAATTGTACTTCGTGTTTTGTTAATTGTACTTCTTGTAACTCTGCTGCGTTACGCTCCATTTGAGCAATTTTGTTTAGGATATTGTTCATCGTTTTTATTTTAGTAAGTTTTTAAGTTGTTCAATGATTGCGTGTTTCTCTTGCTCCTCACGAGGTGAATCAGGCATCTTGTCAGCAAAGTATCCCTCAATAGAGAATCCTTTTATCTTGCCTTCTTTTACGTCTTGCCACACCTCATCGTTGTCCACCTTCATAGAAATCATCCAAGTTCCTTTTGGTAGGTTGAATCCGTACAACTGGCTTTTGTCCATCTTTTCGTCTTCGATTAGCCACGATTCTACTACGCTCATTCCTTTGATAGCGTCCTTGTGTTCGTAGGTAGCGTTGTTCTGATTGCCTTTCTTAAAGAATAACTCCATAGCTTGACGCACGGTGTTCTCTGAAAAGTAAATGTAAAACTCCTCCTCTTTGTTTCTGCGGTAAATCTTCTTGTTAGGGATAAGAGCAGCACCCATTAGGATACGTTTCTCGGTGTCAATTTCTTTGAGTTCTACTTCGTGTTTTGCTAACGCGATGAAGTTCTCCTCTATGGCAGGTGCTTCTACCACGGATACCGCATTGATGCCGCCTTGTAGGTCTTTTTCGTCAATGATTAGCTCTAATACATTCATAATAAAATAACGTTTTTAGGTTACAATGTTGCGTTTTTAATTCTATTGCGGTCAAGTGCCTGTGCAGATGTGACCTCACCACTTACAACATACGCTTGAATTGGTTGTTGTTGTATTTGTGCAAGCTGATTCATTCCTGAATTGCCTACGACATTAAATGATGGAGACATCACACCACCACCGCTACCTGATGGAGAATTTAATGAAGATTCACCACCACCACTACCGCCAAATTTAGCAGCAGCAATTTTAGCAATACCTGCCGCACCGAAAGCAGCAGTTAAACTCGCCTGTATAGCAGGATAAGCAGGCATCACAGCGGTTATAGGTGATTTTTGTGCAGTCTTCCAAGCCTCAATTGTACCTTCAATTGTTGCGATAGTAGATGAAGCAATCTTTGCAGCCTTATCTATGTTGAAGGCAGCCTTTGCTTGACGCTCATTACGCTGACCGAATAATTCAGTAATGCTTGAAATTAAAGCTAACGAATCTTGTGCCAATGCAACCTTCTGCTCATTTACCGCCTTGATATCTTCGAGGTCTTTTTTGAGCATTTCATCGTCTTTGCGCTCTTGCTCTTTACGTAATTGCTCCTCAAGTTGTGCTTGCTGAATGTCTAACGCTTGCTTCTGTTCGTTGTAAGCAATCTCTGCATCTAATCTTGCTTGAGTTCCTTCTTTATGGATGTCAATTTGCTCTTGTAATCTTGCCAGTTGCAACTCACGTTCTTGCTTTGAGATATCAATGAGCTTTTGAATTTTCCTATCTTCTTCTTTGATGAACTCTGCCTCTGCTTTTTGACGTTCTATGCTTAAAGTTACTTCGCTTTCAGTTCGTGCTTTGATAAGTTCATCTGCCTCTTTTTGCAATGCAAGGTCATTTGCTAACTGCTCTGAACGTAGTCCTTGAATCTGCGCTAAAACACCTTCACGATTTGCTTGTGCTTCAGTAAGTGCTACCTGATTCTCTACAGTCTTGCTCTTGTTGTATTCCATTTGAGCTGCCTGAATCTGCAAATCTGCTTGACGCAACATTGCTTTCTCTTGTTGGTCTAATACATCTTTTAACTTGTTGTTTGCAGCAATTCTTTCGGGTATAGAGTTACGCTCTTCATCACGAATTTGACGTAGAGTTTCTGCTTGTCTATCGTAAATCTCAACGAGTCTACCTTGTTGGGCAGCAGCCACCGCAGCGTTATTACGAGCGTCAACTAATGCAGATGCTTGTTCATAAGCAGCCGTAACCGAAATTTTGCTCAAATTTTGAACTGCCTTTCCTCCAAAATCTATTACTTCCGTTGCCGCCTCAATAAAGTTATCCGTGATATCTTTTCCTGACTTAATGAAGTCTTTACCTACTTGGTCAATGTCCTTTTGAGTGGCTTTGATATTCTTACGCAGTTCTTTAATTGTCTTCGGGTCTTTGTCTCCCAAGAATGATTTCTCCCAAGCTAACTGAAGTTCTTGAACACCTAATTTAATGCCATAAAAAGCAAGTTTTAGAGGAGTGAGTGCTATGTTTAATAATCCACCCATCACTTTACCTAACGCATTGAAGCCACCAGTTGATTCATAAGCAGCCTTTGCAGCGTTTACCAATGCACCTACCGTTTGATTGAATAGGATAGATAGGGTTTCCATAATCTTTTGGAATCCACTTGCCGTTTCACCGCTTGATTCAAATGCAGATTTTAATCCTGCCAATGCTCCAATGATTAAACCGATACCTGCACCCTTGAGTGCCATACCTAAACCTTTGGCAGCAGAACTAATTTTCTTAAAGCCTTTAGATGCGCCATCAGCAGCATCGTCCGTCTTTTTGACTTCCTTATTTAACCTCTTAACGCTATCGGTTGAGTCATCAATATTATCAGCAACTTTCTTAAAGTCTTTTGCTGCTTCGTCTGCGTTCGATTCAACGTCAATCTTAATTTTTCTTGTCTCTGCCATTGTATAGTTTTTTTCTTAATTGTTGTTTCCACATTTTTTTTGTAGAGCTTGTCAGTTCGTGTTTCCCTTTGGCTATGTCAATCAACTCGGATTCTCCGTAGAAGTTGTCAAGTTGTAGCATTGCGATTATTTGCTTTATCATTGGATTATATAAAAAGATTCAGTTGTTGTGCTTCCGTCTAAATACGTATATGTAACTACGATAGTATAAACCGTACCTGCTGCGCCACTCGGCAAACCTATTGTCAAAGAACCGCTCGCAGTCATCGGATTCGGTGAGAAAGTTACGTCAGTATCAGAACACGAAAAAGATGCCTGTACTGCGTTGTTTGGTAGGTTGATTAGGTACTTTACGCTGCCGCCTTCAGTAGATACTTTCGGGTTTGGATTCGTAGAGTTGACAATCGGTCTAAAATCCAAGATCAGTTGCAGATCTGCGTCTCCGGTAGTTAAGTTCGTTCTCATCTCGTTGATGATGTACCTCCTGTCTCTGATTACAAGTCTATCGTTTAGCTGCAATCCTGTTAGTAGGCTCACAGGTAGTCTTGCCTTTACGCTAACTAAACGCTGCTTTAGATTGTAAAGGTTGTACAGGTAGCTGAAATAGTAATTAGCAAAGAGTGTGTTTTGGATAGGGTAGTCAAGTAGCGTACTTGTTTCGGGCGCAAAGTTCAAAGTATAGTCCGTGTTATTGTAGAGCAAGTCCTGCCCAAATGGAGTATAGTCAACAACCGTGCTATGACCTCCGCCATCGTTAGCCCATTTGAAATCGCTCTCTTGATTTCGGTACTGATACAATAGAACTGGCTTTGGTATGTATGGAGCAAACTCCGAGTTCAAAGAGTAGCCAACTTGCAATACCTGCGTTCCGTTAAATTTCTGCTGAAGTAAATTCTCGAAAGGTACTTCAACTACAAACTCACCGCCGTCGTAGTTGTATTGATATGTCGTGTCTCCGTAAGACTTGCTAAATGTCTGCGAGAAATACTTGTTGAGTATGCACTCGGAATCTTGGTACTTGAAAGAAATCTTTTTGTAGAGCGGCATCCTTGCGTGTTCAATTGTGTTGACATCAACGTACTCCGATACGTCTACAACTCCTCCTTTTGAATACCAGTCATCTAATGGCTCAACCCAATACTCTCCGTCCGTGATTGAGTAGACGGTCATATTAAACACCTTTAGAATCCCTGCGAAGAAATCAGCTATCTTCATAACAGGTGCGTTTGCCGAAAGGTCTACTGTAGATGTATAAACAACATTTGATGCAGCAATGGCAACGTAATCAGTAAACAAGTTTCCGCTATCAAAATACGTTACCTCATAGCGCATATTTAAAGCAATATTGTTTGCTCCTTGACCACGAACCTTAAACGTATAAACTGAATCTAAACCAATGACGCTTTGAATTATGTCAAGCAGAAAAGACTGCACGCTCGTTCCTTGAATTGAGTTCATCAAATTTCCGTTTTGATAGACATCAATGTAGTACGGGTCGGATGACGAAACCGAAGTTACATTTAAACGGATGACGTGATTGATTATGTTAGAGTCTATATATTGAACGTGTATAGATTCTTCAGTCGTGTTTACATAATTTGTTAAATCGTATGTAGTAAACGTAGGAGTTACCGTTGTAAAATCAATAGTTTGCGCACTTGAGATATTAATAAACTTCTCCTTGCCTTTGTACCATAAAAACAAATCCGTGAAACGCTCATCCTGCAAAAAAGCTCCTTGAAAAGTTATTCCGTAGTTAGCTTGTATTTCGTCAAAGATTCTGGCAACTCTTAATGCTGGAAATAATTCGTTTTTATTTATCGCTCCGGAATTGGTGTGTATGTCGTTATTTGTAGATGTACCTGTTGACGTGTTAGGTGTAGGCGGATCTACTGACTGCGATTGATACTCCCAAATTCGATAAGAAGTGATTAGCGGATACTTTACATCGTAAGTGTTATTGGCATCCTCAATGCGCGCTAAAACCTCCGCAGAAGTAAACTCGTGAGCATATGCCGTATAGTCTAAATCCGAAAGTAAATCCTCGCCAAAGGTATCTTTAAGCGTTACTCCTTCTCCGTAAAAAGTGAGCTTGTAAGAACTCGGTTTGCCGTTTGTTAGCGTTGCTCCGTCTAATTGTACTTTTCCCTTACGAAAGGTAGTTAGGTTTATTTCTATATATGCGTCTTTTCGTAGGTTGTTGTCCGTTGTGAAATCAATGTCTGAATTATACCAATGCTCGAAGAATACGTTGTTAACATCCGATGCAGGCACGGTGAATCCTTGCGAGAAATCCGTAAACGTTTTAGATATGTCCTGAACGTTTTGGATAGAGCTTGTTACCTGTATCTGCTCGTCATTGAATAGCTCAATGCGGTTACCTTCTATGTATAGTTGTACCTTTCTCATTAGACTACTGAATTGATAACGTCATAAGCAAATTCAAACTCGAGTTGGTAGTTGATCATATGAGTATTAATGCTCTTGAATAACTCCGTGTTTTTGGTGTTTAGTTTAGCAGGCTTTTTGTTGATTAGAATGCGCTCCGATAGCATCAACTGCTGAATCACCTCTTTGAAACTTTCCTTAACCCAATCAGTATTCACTCGAATCATCTTCTTTCCGTTGGCATTAAAGATCGCTCTCTGCCCTTCCAAAGTTGAGTAGTTAGGGTAACGAGTTTGCATCAGATTGTACTCGGTGTTTTCAACTGCCAAACTATCGTTGCTTGCTTTGAAGAACCATTCACGCTGCCAAGCTCCAAACTTGTTGACAAAGTCCAATTGAACTGGTGTGTACTTGCACTCCTCTTTTGGTTGAAACGTAGCCGTAAACAATACCGCTGCGCTGCCGTCAATGATTTCTAACTTGTTGCCTACTGCTGCATATGTTGATAGCACTCTTGGGATGTCTCGCCACACGTTGTTTGTAAGACCTGTAGTTGTTGTTGCACCTGTAGATAGGTTCGTGTATTTAACCGAGTTTCCGCTGCCTGTGTATAGCGTTAGCCATCCATACTCACCGCTTAAATCATAGTTGTAGGTATAAGTTCCTGATGAGAGTAGATAGTTTCCGAGCGCAGGGTTGTATCCTTCTTCGTAGTATCCGTATCCATCAACACCAAAGTGCGTTTGAGTGCTTCCTACCTGAATAAAAGAAGTGCTAATTTTCTTAAATAGCTTCAAGCCTACGTTGCACCATTGCGTTGTTGGAGTTGCAGTAATTACGTTTGTTATCGTTTGTAGTGTGTCGTGGTCTATATACTCACGGATGTAAGGCGAAACGTCGTAGTAAGTCGCAGGATTGTTTGAAGAAGGTATCTTCTTGCTTAATGTGTAAGCAGGTGAAGCAGGCATTGAGCCTGTGCCGTTCCAAAGAAAGATCTCTAACTTGGTTTCTATCTGCGATGTTTCGTTAATCGTAACTATGTACGGATTCCGTGCGTTAATTGTTGCCATTATTTCAGTATATTATCAATTTGTTGGTTGAATAGTTTTTCTGCATCCAATCCGAAAGATGCTACCAGTTCGTCAGGTAGATTCCTGTAAGCAGCCTCAAATGGTTTGGTAAAAAACATACTCGGTTTCATTCCTTTGTTGTATATTCCTCGTGTGATTAGAAACGCAGTAGATTCATAGCTTAAGAACTTTCCTGATTTTCTATCCTTGAATTGAATCCGTCTTTTTTTAACCCAATTAAATATGCCTTTTGTCAGTCCGCCTTTTTTACCTGTACCTGATCCAAACTTAAACGGAGATTTAGGTGCTTTCGATGAACTTTTTTTACCCTTAACACCCAAGTCTTGATACGCTCCGTAATCGGACATTGAAAACTGCAACGAGATAGAGTTAGGCATAGCCTTTACATCCCCTTTGATGGAGTTGTACAAGCTCTTGGATACGTTCTTTCGTTGGTTTGTTAAGTTGCGTTTAGATACGCTAATAACGTGGTTACGGAAACGCTCTAAAGATTTCTTTACCTCGCTTTGTTCCATCAGCAGATTGTTACCTCGTTAGGGATTAAAACGTCAAATGTCATTGTCCATCCCGCAAGGTTGTTCTCAAATCTCTCAACAAAAGGCTCGCAGTTAGGGTTACCGTCTACTACTACTTGTGAATCCCACATTGTGCCGTGTAGCATTTGTGCATAAGCTCGGTTTAGGATTTCTAATTGAGTGTTGAGGACGTCTTGCTCGTTCGTGTTTCCCCTGAATCCGTCAGTAGTTGCCTCTTTACTAATGTTGACGATGTCCATTGCAATCAGGCTAACATTGAATCTGACTACGTTGGTCTCAAACGATGCGTTGTTGATCATAACGTGTACAAGCGGAAAGATTGTCTGCTTGTTTAAGTCTATCTCAAAGATGTCTCCTTCGGTTACGGTGTTCACTAGTGCATCAGCATTGAAGTGAGTTTGTAGGGCTTGTGTTATTGTGTAGAATCCTTTCATCGTCTCATTTGTCTTTGGAGTTGTCGTTGTTCAATTTCGTTTTTTTGCTTCTCGAAGGTGAGATAGGTGAGACATTTAGTAAGTCGGAGCTTCGTAATTTCATCGAACTTTGTAACGTCTCCTTTAGCGAGTCCATATATTGACTGATACCATCCCCATCGTTTGGCAAATTGAGTTGTTTCACTAAAGTCGCTGACAGGTTCTTGTCCTTCTTCATCTGCTTCTCCAAATAGTTCAGGGTAGCCGTCAGTAACTCGTTTCCTAAATTGTAAAAAAAAACCGATGCTGCAATGCAAACATCCAAAGGAGCGAACTGCATCAGCTCTTGATGGTCTTTACTTGGTTTGTACTCGTGTAATTCGTACTTGTCTTTAACTCGTGTTTTGATAGGACGGTACATAACCGCCATTGCCTTGTTATAGGTCTCCCAACTCTGCAAATGGCTCTCCAAATCTACGTACTCACCGAATGTAATCTCTTCAAGGTTCGGAATAAAACCAAAGTCAATATCCCCAACTCTAAAGGTCTGCTGAAATTTAGGCTTCTGACTAAACAATTCAACAAAGTGAGCTACCATTTCGTTGAGTGAGGTCATCTTAATCTTTGCTACGTCCGCTAAACGGATGCCGCAGAAAATCTCAATCATCTTTTGAGCTACAAATTCCTCATCATTTGAATTTTCCTGCACTTTTAGGAAATCTACATAGTGCTTTAATGGGATTTCGTTTAGTGACGTAGGTACTTTTACTTGGATTTCCATAATAATATAACGTTATTAATCATTTTTGTATTCTTGAGCAAGGACATATGAGTACGCTTGAGCTAACATTTGAGCGTGTTTGCGCATTGAGAACACATCGTCAAAGACAATATGTACTTTCCTGCCAGTTCGTTTGTAGATATATTCCTCAACGATTGCCTTCATACGAGGCAGCTCATCGGATTGCGTATTGTCCATAGTTTGAATTTAAGCCGAGATTCTCCATCTCGTGGTATCGAAGGGCATCTATAGCGTGGTCATTGCCTCCTGCAGGCTTATTTAGCCTTACTCCGTTTTTATCTACATCCCAACAATAGGAGCGAAGTTCTTTGATTAGGTTTGTACTTTGCTTGGTAACCAAATACTCCTGTCGTTGCATTACATCAATTCCGTAGATGATTGAATCCTTGCCTTTGGTTACTCCTTTAATCGTCTTTCCAAACCTACGTATCTCCTCGATGGATTTAGGCTCACTTGAATCAGCGTAGATAGTAACGGCAGACGGAAGTATTCTTGCAATGTCGGAGTTCAACATCCCTGTGCGGTAAACAAGTTCGTTTACTATTCGTTTTCCGTTCCAATTATACACCTCAATTGCAGAGGTAGGATCATTCGTGTATCCAAAGTCTAACCCTATGCCTATCAATCTTGCGTCATCAGGTAGCTTGTCTATCTCTTTCCAATTGCCAAAGACTACACCCTCAAGCATTCCTACCTCACCGAGTCCGTAAACCCTCCACCAGTTAGCCCAATAGTTACTTGTGACTGCCTTATCACGGTTCTTCTCTATCTGCCTTACTATGCTCTCATCAAGCGCCTCATTGTCTTTGTATGTAAGGATAATAAAGTCTGCGTCAGGTTCGTCTTTTAGTTCGGTGTGAACCCAAAACTCATTTGCAGGGTTGAAGTCAAGGTAGATCTCTTTCTTGGTACGGATGGAAAGCTCAAGGTAAGCATCAAAGGTTACGTTGTTGCACTCGTTGATGTACAAGATGTCACGTCTTGCTCCTCGAAGTTTAGATGCGTTATCAGCAGAGAAGAACTCCATCGTGCTTCCGTTGGCAAATTCGTATCTTAATAGGGTTGCGTTAAACCTGTCTTCTACAAACCTACCAGTCCACCGCATAATCTTGAGAAAGTCTTTCAGCGCACCTCTGCGAAGGTGTGGGATAGTCTCGGCAACTACTGATACCTCTAATCCTTTTTCACGAGCGCACTTATCTATCAGCACAGGCAAGATCCCAAACGTCTTACCTGCGGATGTGCCTCCCTGAATTATCTTAACTCTCTTTTCGAGTTCGTAGATTTTACGAATTGCCGTTGTTACCTGAAACATTAAAGTTAAATAGTGGTTGCTCGGTGACGATAGTGTTCTCGGTCTTCTCCGTGAGTCCGTTTAAACGTGCAGTTAAGTTAGCGTTGTACTGCCCTACCAAGCCTCCGTTGATTTGGTCTTGTCGGATTTCTCGCTTTATGTGTGTAGAGATAGCATAAAATTCGTCGTACGCTTTGTTTTGATTCTGAATGTAGTTCGATACGGTAAGGTCAAACTTATTGAAGCAGTAGACTTCGAAGCCTTCCATTGTAAGTGGACATTCGAGAGGTTCTGCAACCATATCACCAGTCCTTTGGTTTAGGTTGTATTTGTATCTTGGGTTTTCCTTTACCCATAGTTTGTAGCTTTTGAATAAATCTAAAAGATGTTCAGGGCTATCTATCTTTCTTGGTCTTCCTACTTTTGCCATTATTTATTTCGTGTTTTGTTAGTTGTATCATACATTGTGAGTGCCTTACTCCTAAATCAGGGAACTCTTTCACCATTGAGTCATCTGCTATGCATCTTTGTAGAAACTCTATTGGTAATTCTTTAGGTAGTGGAGTTATTGTAGGCATCTTTTACTTTCTTGAAGTGGTCTAAAAATTCGTCTTCGCTTATCTCTTCTAAACACATCAGTCCATCTGCATCGGTAAAGTATTCGATGAGGTGGTGTCCGTCTTTTCGTATCCTCGCTGACATTTCGTGAGCATACTCAATCAGGTCTCTTCCGTAGTCTAAAAGAAAGAATCTCATTTGTATTCTGCGTAGACCTTTTTCATTTTGTCGATAATCTCCATCCAACAAGTAGCACAAGAAGTAGGCTCTCTGCTGATTCCGAAGATACGGTTGTAAATCTTTAGGATTGCGTCTTGCTCACTTGGTTTTAAAGTGTCCTTGTACAATACATTAGTTTCAGTTAAATAGTTGTATTCGTCTTCGAGTAGGCACTTCGGATTGCGGTAAGGGAATAACTCATTGAGCTTCTTCTTACGTTCTTCGCATCCGCAGTCCTCACCTGCTACAAACTCTACTAACTTTTTGATTCCTGTGGCTTCCGTGATTTGTTCGATTGTATCACCTAAACCTGTTGCTTTTCTTTTTGCCATAATTATATTAATTCAAATTCTTCGTTTAAAAAGTCGGTATAATCATCGCCTACCGATTGACGTATTTTTTCTTTACAAGATTTTATAGTTAGGAAAATAGACTTTAAACTGATTCCTGTTTCATCTGCTATTTGACGCATTGGTTTTCTTTCGTCTTTGTATATCTTCCACAACTTTTGGTCGTACCAATTCCAACCTTTAATCTCCCATTCTATTCTCTCATAGATTCTCTCCAATGATTCGTGTTTTGCTATGACTGGTTCTTCATAAGATAAATCATAAACATCGTTTAAATCTAACCTATCCATCTTCTGCTTTCGGATGTGGTCAATGTAAACACTTCGCAACGTCAACCACATATGCCCTCTATTAATATCATCCGTTACTATCTTGTCTATATGATTTAAACGTAATATGCGGAGGTATGTTTCCTGTACGATGTCTTCAGCAAGGAACTCGTCACCAAATGTGCGGACTACTGATAGCCATTCTTTGTGGTGTTTTGCTAATGTAGTAATTTTGTCCATTGGTTAAATTCTAAACAAATATAAGACTATATTTTAATCAAACAAGTTGCACGCAAAAAAAGCCACCTGTTAAAGTGGCTCTAATCCGTTTAAATATACCTCTCGGCTAACGTAGTTATCTAACTTGTGAAGTGTTGACAAGGTGACGTCTTTGCCTTTGAGGAAGTTGTTTACTTGGAAGTGATGCATCTTGTATCCTAATAACTTAATGTCCTCTACGATTTGGTTTCGTGTTCGGGTAAGTAGGAGTTTGTGTATCTGCTTCCGTAGGTCTTCGTCATTGATGTACATATCAGAACGGTAGATCATCGTCAATACTATCTCCAATTGGCGCACGTTCAACTGGTGCTACATACGGCTCGCTAAATGCAGCGGAGAAGAAACTTCCGTTTTTGCCTTGCTTAACCCATAGAGCTACTTCCATCTCTTTTCCGTTAACGTTTACCTTTCCTTTGTAGTCAGGTTGTTTGTCGCTCGTCTTTTTGTCGTTCTTAAAGATTGCTCCTGTGTTTGTTTTGTTTTCCATTATATACTAAAAATTAAATTGATTACTAAAATAATTGCTACTGCCGTTACAAGTAGCATTGTGCAAATTGCTGCGAGGTATTCTTTTTCAGGGCTCATAAGTTTAAATTATCTTCGTTTATTAATTCACGGAGTTTATCTCTCCAATAGTCAGTTACTTCCATTTCTGCTTCAGTTGCCTCTCGGTTTTTAATATATCCGTGTTTAACTACCGAGCGCATTTCTTGGTCAAGCTCCCACATTGCGTTCTTCCATTTCCATCCATCGAGTGCATCTTGTAGTTCTTCGTGGTCGTCAAAGTGTAGTATTGCTTTCATTGTTCTTCGTTTACTATTTCTAATCTGCCATTAATTGAATAGCCAGTCAATCGAATCAACTGCTCGATGTGATAAATCAAATCTTCCATATCCACATCCTCGTGGTCAAATTCATAGCTTGCTTTATTGCCGTAGTGGGTTATTTCTATTTTCATTGTCTTGTTGTTTAGTTTACATTTCGTGTTTAGATATGTGGCAATTTTTACCCCTTATCCTTTTCCATATTGGTCAAGTGAATTAAAGCGGCTTTTTGGTTCTTTTTGTATTCGTGTTTTAAACGCTCGCAGTACAAAGCTGCATCTAACATCTCCTCCTGTAAGTGCGTAACCCAGTCAATGAAGTCTAAATCAGTTCGTGTTAACATAGTGCCGTACTTCTCTATTCCTCGTTGTGAGCGGTCATAAAACTTGCTCATCACTTTGAGTACGATTGGGTCTTCTACTTGTAGTTTCAGGTTCATAGGAATTTCATTAAGGTGTCGTAATACAATCTGCAATCTTCTATACGGTCTTTAATTTGTTGGATGACTGCTTCGTCTTTTTGTACGTAGAATACTTTTACTCTGCGGTTCTTTGGGATTTGGCTAAATTCGTGTTTGCGCAGAATCTCCTCTCTCAAGTCGTAGTCCTCTTCAATCTTGTGCAGTTTCCAATGCGCACGTCTAATCTCATCCTCTACCATATCAATCGGAGTGTCAACAAGGCAGTAACAAAGCATTGATTCTTGCTTACCAGTTAGCCACATATAGCCTTGCAGCTGATAGAAGTAGTCTTTGTTAGGGATTTCGGTATCAAAAAACGGAAACGTAGTAGCATCCCAACTTGATTTAACGTCAAGCAATACATCCTCCGTGTTTACGTCAGGTGTTCCCTTAATCCAATCGTTCTCGAAGTAGTCTTCGTTCTTGTAGATAAATTTGACGTCTAACACATCATTGACAAGTGAGATAGATAAATCCTCAACTGCGTTACCTTTGTCCGTGTAACGGCTTGAAAACTCCTTCCTGATGCCGTATTTCTCTTGTAACACGAGTTCGTGGATGTATGTTTTGGCGGTTTGGGATAGTAGCTCCGTTTTAGAGCGAGGTGTTGCCATAATTTTACCTATGGCAGAACACCGAATTTTGAGAGCTTTCATAGTGCGTTAAGCATATCAATTTGACCTTCAGTTAATGCAAAGGAGGATTCGAGTTTCTCTCGTGTAAATTCACCTTTGGCGATAGCTTGTACTGCTGCACTAAATCGCTTTTGATCAATAGCAGGCAGTTTCTTCTCCGTCTTTGAGTTGTCTTTTGAATCAGGGTCGGATTCAGTTTCGTCAATTAAGAATAAACCATTGAGAGCGTACTTACGAGCGTAGCTTGATGCCGTGCCAGTACATTGCTCCGATGACATTCCTTTGTGTTCTCCAAGCTCTGCAAAACCACAAACTGTTAGACTTTCACCTGAAGCATCTAAAATGATTGCAGTAGCCTTTAAAAATAGCTTACTACCTACCTCAACTATATTATCGGTAAGAATTAATTGTAGCTCGTGTTTTTGTAGCAATGGCTTAAGTGATTCGAGAATATGCTCTGCACTCCTGTACTTGTACTTTCCAAACGAGTTGAAAGAACCTTTAGGGCATTTTAGTTCTGCCTGAACTTTTAGTAAACTTTTCATAGCGTTTATTATTTCGTGCGTTACGGATGCGCACCCCCCGTTAAAATTAAATTAATTCAGGGTCACTTTCCCAAAGCTGAACACCGTTCATAACTTTGCAGAAATCTTCAATAGTTGGCTCAATTATTGAATGTTGTTCGTTGCCATAGGCTTGATAGCCTGCCTTTAACCAACCTTCCCAAACACATTCGTAAGGACACCACTCAATGCCATTCACTAAACGTGAATCCTTCATTAAGTCTGCTTTCGTATTACATTTTTTAAACACATTTTTCATAGCGTTGCGTTTTTGTTATATGCAAATATAATACTTATTTTAATTCTGCAATCTTTTTTTTATATTTTTTTATCAATTCTTTTAGTTCGTCAACTGACCATCTCTTTTGTAAATGCGCTATACCTTGTAATTCAATCAATTTTTCCGCCCCTATTCGTTTTTCTATACCAATTTGATAGTTTAGTAGGTTTCCGCTTAAATAAGTGTTGCAATGCTCGCATTGTAAGTGGCAGTTGTCTTCGTCAAACCTAACATTTGAGTGACCTCCTTGAGAGTAGTAGTGTCCGCAGTTTTTTTTGAGAGGTGGCTTGTCGCAACTTATGCAGTTCAATCCTTTGTCACGCTCTCTTATATACTTATTGAAGACTACCTGTGCTTCTTTTAACCAATCTGATGTTGTCTTTAGGTTATCTTTCATTCGTGTTTTAGTCTGCTTCCATTGCTTCTCTTTGGCTTCGGATACAAAAGCACGGACACACTCGTCTTTCAAGCAGTATTTATGATTGAAGCGGATAGGTTCAAACTTATCCTTGCAGTTCTTGCATCTCATATAAATAATTTTAATTGATTTTCATTCATTTTATTTTCACGCATTTTATCTATTGGAAACATCAAATCTTCATATCCAATTATTGTTTTTCCAACATACTTGTGGCAATATGAAAACCTTTCTAATCTTTTTTTATATCCTTTTTCTTTTGCATATTTAACATCAATTCGTTTTTTCATATTATGTGAAGTGCCAATCCAATTATCATTATTATTGAAGTATTCTCCTAAAGCAGGATTCACTGTTTTTATATATAAATCATTATTATTATTTAAAAAAATTCCACCTATAAAATTACATATTTTAGAGCCTAAACCTAAACCTTGATAATCTGGAGAAACAACTATTCTTGATATTGATACGCCATTAGGGTTATTATTTCTTGGTGTATTTAATACACAACATATTGCAATTGGATGATTGTTAAATTCAAACAAAAAACATTTTGCCGATTTATTTAAGTCTTCCGTTAAATAATGATGTTTTTTAAAGAAGTTCCAAGTTTTAGGTTCGACTCTACTAACTTGTAATTCGATTTTTGGTCTTCCGTGCCTTCGATAGTCACACCTTTCGAGTGCGCCTCCTTTTTGCGGTGAACAAGTCCAATCTGGCATTAACCACTCTAATATGTCATAATGACAAGATGCTAAAATAATTTTTTTGTTTACTCGTCTGATATATTTTTGTAATGCAAAACTCATTGATTTAGCCACATCTCTATCAACTACAGATGTGTATTCATCAACTAAAATAACTTCTCCATCTTTAGATGATGCAACTAAATATGCTAATGTTGCCCTATACTTTTCTCCATTGCTTAAAGTATGAAAAGGTCTTAACCAAGTTGGAATAGATGATAAACCCATTGATGTTAATACCAATGATGCGTCTTTAGGTTCTAACCAATCAAAATTACTAATCAAAGGTTTATCTATATCAAATTTGACATTTTTAAACTGACCAAGTGATTTTAAAATTGTTGTTTTTCCACTTCCGCTACTACCTAAAACTACACCTATATTCCATTCAAAATAATTTATTTTACTTATGTCATATAATATACTTACTGATGTTTCATTTCTATTTTGAATTTCAAAAGTATCGTATACATATTCTGTGTATTTATCATTGAGTATTTTTGATTTTAACAAAATTTTTTTCATAGCGTGTTTTTTTTAGTCTAATTCAATTACTTCTTCAATCCATTGGCGAAACAAAATCTGCAACTGAATTTGCTCGTCAAATATCTTACCTGCGTTCTCTCCGTCTATTCGTAGGATTTCTCTATCTACTCGTTGGATTTCTTCTGCAAGCATATTTGCTTTGCGTTTTAGTCCTTGTTTAAAGACATACTGGTCGTTTAAATCTTCGATAAAGTCTGCCAACACAGGAAGGAAGGCAGTTAATGCGACCAATTTTTTTTCTACTTTCATATTTTATTTTTTAGGTTTATATACGTTTAATCTTAATGCTTTGTGTTCGTCTTTTGTTAGTGGTTTTACGATTGTTTCTTTGATTAATTTTTGAAGTTTAGTCATAGCTCAACATTTTTGTATTTAATTTCTTCTTGTAATTCTTGGAAGGCTACTCGCAGTTGAGCGTTTCTTCTTGCCAGTTGGTTTAGCTCTCGGTTTAGATTCGTTATTTCGTCTTCAAGTAGGTTGATTACCTGAATCGTCTCAAGTAAATACTCCTCGCTTTCCTTACCTCCGTTGATGTAGTCTTTGGCATTAGGCTTGTCCTTTTCTAGTTTCTCTCTAACGTTCTTGATTCGTTCTTTAACAGTCCATACGGTTGTCTTTGCCCATAGTATTTTAAGTGATAAGTCCATTTTAAAAAGGGTTTTGGTTTGCTAATCTACGGAGTTTATCCGATGTACTTTCTATTTGTCCGTCTTTTGGTATGACCATCTGCTTCTCGTTTGGTCGGAATGGCGCTAAAGGATCTACTCCGTTTATTTGGAATCCGATACCTGAATTGAAATCACATATCACAGGAAAATCCATCTCCGTATGTTTACCTCCAGTCTCCATATCCTTGACCTTTTCTACTTGAATCCAAGTTTTGTACTTATGTTCGGGATGTTTAATCAATCGGTGAATGACTAACATATCATCGCAGCGGTTAGTAAAGCTCTTACCGCCTTCAATATGGTCTTTTAAAGGTGCTTTTAAATGCCCTTTTAACTCTCCTTCTGCATACAAGTTACCTCCTCTACCTGATTCGGAGTTAGGGTGCGTGTTTATGTAGATTGTCATTCCGTTTTGATTCACAAACTGACGTGCCTTATTCATAAATTCGTAGTTACCTGAAAAGCTCATCTCACGGTCTAAACCTGTAAATGGGTCTATAAGTCCTACATTAGCACCGCTCTTCTTAAATAGCTCAAGTATCTCATCAGGTTTGTACAATTTCGAGTTGTCTATGAACGTAAAGAACTGCTCCAAGTACGCAAGATCACCGCTGATTTGATTGTGGCTTAATTTACTGAAGTGCTTGCCTCGGTACATTTGAATCATATCTCGCAGGATTTGACCTTTCTGATTCTCGCCTGACCAAATGCAGAACGTTAGTCCGTGTTTAAGTGCAAGCGTAATAAAGTACCAGTTAATCCAATACGTCTTACCAACGTTGTCGTGTCCTAAAATGATGTTTAGTTGTTTAGGCTTGAATTTTAAATGCTCATCCAAAAAGCAGTCAAGTCCGAGTCCTTGTTTGATTTTACCATCTCTAACATCGAGTAGGTATTGTAGTGAGTCTCCTTGTTTTAGTAGCATCAGTTATTTTTTAGTGCGGTTAATAATCTATCGTTTTCCTTTTCAAGCCAATTAGCGTTAAATCCTTTCCACGAACGCTCTACGCATTTTCTTAAAATATGGTTACGATCTCCTCCGTGTTTTTGTACTTGGCTCATAAATGAGTTGAACGCAGTTTCAGTATTTACGGCTTTCAATTGTTTACGAACTTCCATCCATTCAAGAGACAACTTTTCGTCAAATCCGTTTTCAAGTAGCGAAGCTAAAAAGCTATATTTATTATTCTTTTCATTCTTTTCATTCTTGTTTGTTGTTAGTTGTTTGTTAGTCGCTTGTTGATTGTTTGTTAGTGGCTTGTTAGTCTCATCGTTTTCATCTTGGTAACATTCATATTTTGAGATAGTTACGATAGTAAATTGGCTTGTTGATTTTACTTCAATTTCGTTAGTCTTTTCCAACTTTTTTAAAATGGTTCTAATCGTCTGAATTGATATACCAGTAGCGTTAGAAATGTTACCTAAAGACGAAATGAACTGACCTCTTTTTACTTCAATGCCTTGCCATTTACCATCCTTGTGGTTAGCTTTTAAAAGCATATAAATAAACAAGTGTACTGCCTCCGATTTATTGAACCATTCCCACTCTAAAAACTTGCGATGTATTTTAATCCATCCGATCATAAAAATATTTTAAAATTTTAATCAAGTCTGCAACCTCTTCTTTTTCAAATGTTAAATTTGAATTTGGTTTTACAATTAACTTACCAGTCATTTCTCCAATGTAGATAGTAAATTCATCTTCATTTAATGTTACAAAAGAATCTTTTTCAGTCATAATATAATTTTTAGTCAATAAAAAACCCCTGCATCTCATCGCGGCTGGACTTGCGAATCAATACAAGGGTCAATAATACCTTAAGAGTTTATGGTGTCCAGCCAACTCGTCTACAAATATAACGTATAACTATCAAAAAAGTTGCATCAGCTATAAATTTTTTTCGTATTTACCTAATTTTATGTGTCGCTGAATCTTCTTAAACTGCGTGTACGTTTTTGCCTTTAGAACGTCTTTAACCAAGTCAGGTGAATCATCGTAGTAAGGAAGAGTTGCACCGTATAAGACCTCGTCTATTCGCCTTGTAGCTATCTTGTAGTCTTCGTATCCGAACCTGTGAAGGTCTTCGTGTTGACGTAGTCCGTGCAGGATGGTAGCGTGATGTTTACCACCAAACATATTTCCTATTTCGGTTAAGGTGTAGTCAATTTTGCGCAGTTCGTTGTAAAGGTAGTACCTGCGATATATGTAATCTCTACTTCGGTTCTTTGATTTTAAGCCGTATTCATTAATCAGGCTTTCTATAATTTCTACTTTCGTCATTTCGGTTCGATTGGTGTTACTATAAATTTTCCGTCATTGTATCTGCCTGTCACAAGTAAATCGTGTTTCTTCCAATAGGCTAAAGACTGTGATGTGAGTATCCATTCCTGAACTACTGCCAGTCCTATTTTGTATGTTAGTTTGTATCTCATAGCTTTTCTAATTCGTGTTTTACTTCTTTCCAAAAATCTATTATTAATCTATTTTGCCAAGCATTCTCGTGTAAAGCCTCAATTAATTCATCAACAAATAAACCTGCACATTTAATGGAATCATCGTATAACTCATCGTGCATCAACACGGATGAAAATTGCTCTACTAATTCTATTGCTTTTTCTCTCGGTGTCATATCTCTTGCATTTTAATTTCACAAATTCGGTTGTATAAGTCGTGGTTAAATGATGTCCAAAATCGGTTCACTTGGTAGTTATTAAATGCCCCACATATAGCCCTCGTCGTTGTAGGCTTCAACGTAGGCATCTTCAAACGTGTTGGATTCGTAAAGTCTCTCAAGGCATTCATCGCATTCTCTTGTTTGTTTAATTGTAAGTTTTTCATCGTAGGTTTTTTTAGTGATTTTGTAATGAGCGTAAGCATCGTAGATTTTAATTTCATATTCAGCAAGGATCTCTCCGTTAGTATCCGTGTCTCCTTCGTCGTGTATCGTTACCATCAGGTAAACAAAATTAAGTCCGCTTGGTGAGTAAACATCAAAGTCTTTAAGTTCAGGTACAATCATTTTATTTGAATTTGTCGTTATAAACGTGGTTAACATATTTGTCAAATGACGGCTTGAGTTCGTAGGTCTTCTTTTGATACGTTTGGTTATCTCGTGTTTTTGCATCTAACACTGGGTAAGTGTTCGTTGAAGCTAACCAACATAAAAACGCAAAGCCTAAAACTGCCGTAACTGCACCGCCTAAAATTTGTCTCTCGTCCTGATTCAATCCTTTGAACCAAATTGTAAATTCTTTAATTGTTTTCATTCTCTTCAATTTTATCTAAAATGTTTACTAATGCACCCCATTGCGCTTGAGTGTGTAGCGTACCTCTGTCATCATAACCGAAGTATTTACGTTGTTCTTGAAGCTCTGCGTAAAGCTCTCTTTCTTCGTTGAAGATTAGTTCTAAAATTTCGTCTTTTGTCATAGCGTTTAAAATTAATGTGCGTTACCGAGTCGCACCCCTCGTTTTTAAATTACTTTTCTGATTGTTCTTGCTCTTTCTCTTTGATTAAGTATTGAGCAAATTTTCGAGCTTCTTCTAATGTCCATTCAATTTCCATAGCGTTATTGTTAATTGGTTACGAGGGTAAAATTATATTCTTATATCGAGATACGCAAACTTATTAACATATTTTTTTAACATTTTTTTTCTTGAAGTTAAAATTTGTAGTGTTTACAAGTGTTTCAGACGCAAACTTTTTTTCACTTTTTAATGTTTTACCCTTATTTTATGACAAAATTCGTCAGGTTTTACCCTTACTTTATGACATAACGTACCCTATAAGGTACAATATATTGTGATTTCGTCCTTTTTATGACAAATTATTACCTATCGGGTATAAATAATCACACTTTAAAGTGGGTTTTATGTGTAATATAATATGCAGAAAGTCGGAATTTTGCCGTTTATGCAAGTTATAACTAACAAAAAAGCCCCCAATTAAGGAGGCTCTTCGCTATGAATAAGTGGCAGGTGTCACAAATTTACTAAAAGATGTGAGATAAACGTGCTATTTGTCCGTGTTTTTTATGATGCAGGAATCCTTCGATAGCTTTCGGAGCGTGTTGATAGCCGTTTCGGTGATGCCATCCGTCAGTTCCTGATGCAGAACGCAAAGATTCTACGGTTACACCTTGATAGTCCTTACTTTCTTTATGGTGAATATGGTGCATATAAACGTACCTGTGTTTAGTCAAGCTCCAATCCATAGGAAACTCGGTAGCCAACAAAAGCGGTAAGTCCTGCTGCTTCGCTCCATCTCCGTGAGTAGTTCCGATTAAGTTCTCTCCGTATCGATAAGCCTTGCGATGTTGAAGAGAGCAGTCGAAAGTAATGTTTGCAGCTTGACGAAAATGTGTTTTGATACAATCAGCAAGAAAGAATCCGTGAGTGTAATCGTGGTTAGAAGGATTGAACACAAAA